CCGAGGAATGCTAGCAACCCAACTGACCTAGGTGGTAATAGCAACCCTAGTTAACGATAAACACGGATGGAGGAGACCCCGAAGGGGTCGACTCTTACCTAGGGTGGGGGCAGTATTACCCCCACCCTAGTGTGTAAAAGTGTAAAAGTGCCAGTGTAAAAAAATTTTTTTCGGCATAAGTTATAGTTACGCAAAAACAGGCGCATCGGGGATAGGCCCCATGCGTTCAATCTTAAATCTGCGCGTTAGCGCGGAGATGGTTTGTTCTTCTTCAAAGCATGCATGCAAGGGGTATTGTGAGGTGATAATGACTCGCTTAGGCCGGATTCGAAGCATGCTTCCCTTGACCTCGGCGTTGAACACGTAGTGATCGGCCCAGATCTTGAGGAAGTATCCAAGATACTTCCCGTGTTCGGGGGCGAAGTCGTCAAGAACAACCACGTCTTCATTGGCATAGCCATCCCACCACTTAGACATCGGTTTGCTATAGAAAAGTGGATTCTCATCTCGTACTCGTCGAGACTTGCCACATCCAGTCGGGCCCCAGATCCAAACATTGTCCAGAATTTCTCTGTCAATGGGTTTGGGGCCATACTTAGCAAACACATACTCGGCAGTCTTAACCATACTAACAGGCAACAATTCAATTTTGCCGGCCTTGGCACAAGCCCACATATCGGCAATTTTTTCAGCCCCCTTAATACCTTTAACGGCCTGTGAGGCCGGACGTTCACCACGTTCCTGGAAGGCCCCATCTTTGATGCAGTAATCGGCGGCCTGATCTGTGGTGCCTCGCATCTTCTCAAGATGCATTGCCGTGTTGTACTTCTTCATGCGTTTGAGAGTTTTCGCATCGGAGAAGTAAATGAAACCTTGGAGATGAGGTGTGCCAGAAGCACCCACCTCACGACCGATCACAATATACTGACATGGTATTTGGAGGAGTTCCTCCTCCTGTAAAACGGTATAATTGTTGAGAGTAAAACACCACCCCCTGCTACGAGTATTATCTGTCTGGGCCATTTTGTGCGGAGTTTAGTTACTTAATTAATTAATAATGAATTGCACAGCCACTCATTTTCGGGACAAGGTCCCCCTTGGCTCGAACCGTGTACGGTTTTTAAAAAAGAAAGTTCTCGGAACGAGAGAAGAATATTCTTAGAATTCTTTAGTGAAAGAGAAACTAAACATCAGTGTAGTAACAAATGGCCTGGTAGTGCATTGACAGGGGCGTATTTAAGATAGCCCCTGCACTAAAATTCAAAGGTGCAAATCCTATCATCATCACCCAGGGGAAATTCAATGGTGAATTTAAACCATCGTTGAAAACAATAGTCTTATTTTTAATAACATCAAATGTCAGTGTCTTTGTCGTTATCCCGGTAGGGAATGCTAGCTGCACAGCGGGTGATCCTCCGTTGTACAGATATGGGTTCAGGAAAGTCATCCGTTTATCTTTCTTGACCACCCATGCTTCCTTATTGATGGGTGCAAGGTAACTTGCCATAGTTCCATCAAATATTTGAGATGTATTATTCAGCGAAATGAGATTACTCAAATCTCCAGACACGACAGATTGATAGAAATTCGTCGTAGTTGGCCTTGCCACTATCAGACGTATTCCCACTCGTGCATTGTTTACGTTTTGCTCCGTATCTTGCCATGAGATGACTACCTTGATTTGAATCCTTTTGACGTATATTTTGTTCCCAAGCCTTTGATATTGAGCCGTTCCTTGACTGATTGGGACGGCTAGAGGCAAAATATCACCCCCAGATTGAATTTGAGAATTAAAAGCTTGTGTTCCATAGCTATATTCGCATTTTTTTACTTCAGGTCTTGCGGATCGTCTTTTGGCTTTGCGAACCACGCGTTTCTTATAAGTTCGCTTAGTAGTGCGACGCTTAATGCGAGGACGACGAGAACGTGAACCATACTTACGCATAATATAAAAAAGTGAAGAAGAGCTTGCGTAAAGCACGCGAGGAACTTACATTCAGAGTTAATAGCAACCCAACTGACCTAGGTGGTAATAGCAACCCGAGGAAGTATAGCAACCCAACTGACCTAGGTGGTAATAGCAACCCTAGGTTAGCGCCGCAGGCCATTGCGCCGCAGGCATAGGCCAGACGATCTAAAAAAGGTTAGCAACCCGAGGAATGCTAGCAACCCAACTGACCTAGGTGGTAATAGCAACCCTAGTTAACGATAAACACGGATGGAGGAGACCCCGAAGGGGTCGACTCTTACCTAGGGTGGGGGCAGTATTACCC